GTGATAGTAATATCACCAGCAAGACTGTCTGGACCCTTCAGAGTTACCTTATTGGAACCGTTGCTTGTTCCTTCCGAGAAAGTAACTTTACCCGAAACTGATGATGTTTGCTTTGTTAGAAGAGCATCAACGGTAGAAGTAAATTTCTTACCGCCGATTGCATCAATGACTGCAGCAGAACCAGAATCTACTGATTCGATGTAGAGAACAGCATTAGCACCGTTGTTTGCTGCGTCTTCCGCATACGCCATTTCACCTTCTAGAAGATCAGTAGTAGTTGGCGCTGTAGAACCTGAACTTCTCTTAATTTGAATTACTGTTGACATTTCGTTTTCCTTTGGTTATAATTGTGTTTAATATGTTCCGCCATCAATAATACCAAGATTAATATCTTCGGCAGGTGCTGCTTCCCACTTTCTTGTCGCTGAGTTAAATACCAGCGTATAACCATCTTGCACCGTTTCATCGTCAACTGCAACATTACTCAAATTCTCGAGTTTTGCTGAGGCATTCTTACTTAGAATATTTGTATTTATTCCATTCTGTTGTGTTACAGAAGTATTAACTGTTCTATTAAGAGGGACTGTGACTTTTATCGCCATTATCGTGTTACCTCTGGATTGATTACAACAATACCTTCTAGTACTCTTAGAGTTTCTTCGTCGCTTTCTATTTCTATGTCGTAAACATATCTTCCCGCCTTTAATGCGCTTGTTTGTGTGGCAGTAAGGGAAATAGTAATTTCACCGTCAGTTGGCGATGATGCGCTTGCGGTAAAACTGGTTGCCGTCGAAGAGTAATAGGATTTTCTCATTTGGGCAGTTACTGTATAATCTGTCAAATCTTTCACATCACCGTTTTGGTCGCTTACCGTAATTGTCAAGGAATATGTTGTTCCCTGATCAATATACAAATTTTGAATAGTCGCCATGAGAAACCCTTATAAATTATTCTACACTATTTATAATATTGAGAGTTGTATGAGAACCATTGTGACGATTAAATATGGGACAAAATATTCCGCAGCAGACGTAAATAAAATCGTGGAAGATACTGGCAGGAAGTATACCTACGTCTGCTTTACTGATGACCCAACTGATTTAGATCCAATCGTGGTCGCTTGGCCTCTGCCAGATAATGTCGAGGGGCATTGGTATAAGGTTTGGTTGTTTAGTCAACGAGGACTGGGTGATGTTCTTTACTTAGATCTCGATATTAGAATCCAAAAAAATATTGATCATCTGTGGAATTACCTTGACAATCATCCTACAATAGCGTATACTTATTGGAAGAATAAAGAGTTTCCTGACCACGTAGGAGAGACTCATGATATGCGGTATTTAAGTAATTACAACTCCAGTGTTATGTTGTGGAAAGACGGAACTACGAAGCATATCTGGGAGCACTTTAACTCTGACCCTGATTACTTCATGGTTAAATATTTTGGAGATGATAGGTTTCTTTGGCACGAAGATTTTAGATTTAATTACTTCCCGAAAGGTGAAATATATTCGTTCGTTTACGGGGCAGACTATTACGGTATAGATGATCATAATGAATCTTTCTATTATAGACCAGACTATACCATCGCATTATTAAATGGATTAGATCAGTTCCCTGGAGCAGATAAAGAATATGATGAACTTCGTATGTATTAAGTGGGGTGATAAGTATCCCGCGAAATATGTAAACAATCTTTATAAAATGGTGCAGAAGAACTACACCAACCTGTTTACATTCACGTGTTATACTGATGACACTGATGGTTTAATTTGCGATACTGCGCCTATACCAGACGATGGTATTCTTCATCCAAAATATTGGTTCGGTAAAGAAACATTTTGTTTTGACCGTGCTAAATTCTTAGTATTCAATTCACATAACTGGTTAGGATACGAAGGTAACTGGTGCTTCTTTGACCTTGACGTAGTAATTCAAGAAGATATAACTGAAATAGAAGAACTCGCACAAAAACCTCGTATTATTCAATGTCGTTGGCAACCACAGTCTCAGAAACATGATAGATTCTTCATTGAGATACGAGGAACGTTTTACAATTCCAGTATGATGGTTTGGCCTGGTAAATCATGCGAACACATTTACAGAGATGTTCTAAGTAATTCAGAATCCGTTTTCAAAACTTTCTTTAAGGGGAGTGACAACTATCATTACTGGAGGCAAAGAAACTTCTGGAAAGATATTCCAGGTGGTTGGATTTATTCTTGGAATAGAGGCAAGCACCATCCAGATGATGTAGAGCGATTTAAGTTTCGCCAAAATGCCAAGATATGTTTGTTCAATACAGACAATATCCCACATCCATCTGCCAGAGAACAGGAAGAACTGTCTGACTGTTTAGATGAAAATATTATTAGATTGTGGAACTGCGAATGAGAGTAAATTACGTTTGTTGTAAATGGGGGACAAAGTATTCCGCCGAGTTTGTCAATCGTCTTTATCGGATGGCAAAGAAACACACACCAGATAGATTTGAGTTTCATTTCTACTGTTATACAGACAACAGCGAAGGTTTTGAAGATGAAATCAAAGTCATTGATTTCCCAGATATCCCAGATATCCATCCAAAATATTGGTTCGGATCTGAAGACTTTAAGTATGGTATGGCGCGTTGCTGGGATCGACCCAAGACCTTTATCTTCAACACACACAACTTCGCTGAAGATAAACCAACTGGCAGATTTGTATTCTTCGATCTGGATGTAATTATTCAGAACGACTTGTCTCCAATCATTACATACGATTTTGAGAATCCAACCAAGTTACGTTCTTGGTGGCAGGATCCGCGACCAATGAAGACTCGTAACTTCAAGTTATCACATGGAGCATATACGAATGGTAGTTGCATGGTGTGGTCAGATGATCAGACAGAATGCATTTGGCAGGATGTTCTAGAACATCAAGAGCGTATTTGGTTTACCTTTACTGACGGAACAGATAACTATCATAGTTGGCGTTGGGGTGACTTTAGCGATACTCCATTGTGGAGACATTTCCCCAGCACATTTGCGTATTCATATAACCGTGGTCGTAACTGGTACGAAGACGATCTTGAAGTTGGTATATATAGAAAGAACTGTATTCTGTGCGTATTCAACGTAGACTTACTACCATTTCAGGATAACAGTAGAGGTAAGGTGAAGCAAGAATCACTTGTCGACCCCGATCTTTTAGAACATTGGAATGTATAATGATTAATATTTACACAGTGAAGTGGGGGTTCAAATATGAGTCAGAACATGTTAATCGCGTCCTTGAACAATGCAGGAAATACATAACAACTGATTTCAATTTCTACTGTTTGACTGAGCATCCAAATGGTTTACATCCTGAAGTTAATGTAATTCCTCTCCCTGCTGACAACTACTATGAAAAATGGTGGAATAAATTATATCTGTTTAATAGGAAAGTTGTCAAGCAACAAGGAGAAAAATTATTTCTCGACCTAGATATTGGGATTCAAAACAATATTGATTGTATTGTTGATCATGATCCGGAAGATGGATTGACGTTCATTCGCACGCATTGGCACAACATGAGAAAAATGAAAGAGGACACAAAAGATATTCCTCGTAAATATACGGATCTAAATTCCAGTGTTCTGAGGTGGAATGACAGATTAGATATCGATAAGATTACTAAGTTTGCTATGGATTATCCAGATCAGATGTTCTATCATTATAGAGGACTTGACAATTTGTTCGGTCACCAAAGAGAACGTCTACTAAAAATTAATTTTTTCCCAGATGGTTGGGTATACAGTTACAATCACGGATACATGTGGCCGACTGATGTCAGAGAACAAGTTATTCGAGAAGAACCACTTATTTGCTTATACGATTCAATGGAAAGACCACAAGATGTTAAACTATAATTTTTTGAATAATTACCGTTATTGGGGCGAAGGTCTAGATAAAATAGCACACGAATTGCCGCATAAACACGAGGACTTTCGTAAGTCCATGAATCCAAATACAATGGATGCTTCTATTTGGTTGGTGGAAAATTTACAGAGATTGACTCGTGGACCAAAACAGTTGGATATTACCATTCTAAATTCTTGGTTGGGATTTCCACTAGTTCCATTACTGTGTGAAAATTTAAACGTAAAGAAAATTAATCTAATTGATATCGACAAAGATGCGTTAGAACTGTCAAAAGTTTTTAATCGCTATTATTTTGAGAATGGTGTAGATCTAAATCACATTAATTGGGATATCCCCTTCGCGTATCACGATATTAATGCGTTGGAAACTGATGTGGTAATTTCCCTTTGCTGCGAAACAATGTATCCTCTGAAGAAAATGACAACTGCAAATCCAGATTGTATTTTTGCATGTCAGTCATCAAATGTGTTCAAGGAAATGTATGGTATTAATTGCGTACCAACAATCGAGGAGCATATTGAGAACGTTGGTGTAACTGATGTGCAATATCAGGGATCTATACAACAATCCTACTGGTCGTGGGATGGTAAAGTTGAGTTCGATCGTTTTATGGTAATCGGAAAGAAATGATATGGCAAGAGCAAGAGTCGTCGCACCACCACCACAAGATTATATTCCAGAACCGCTAGTATCTCCACCACCTGCTCCCGAAGAAGTGGTGGTAGAGGAGTGGATCGAAGGAAACTTGCAAGAAGAAATTGTGAGCAATGAACCCTCACAAGAAGAACTCGAGAAGGAACGAATTGCCCAAGAAAAGTATGAAGAACTTCAGCGCAAAAAAGTAGAACAAGAAACGCGATTGTCTCTCGAATTAA